CTGGTTACGTCAACCCAACTGACGCAGTAATTGCCGTTGTTTCTGTCAAGCGAAGCGCGGTATCTCTGGCAAATGAATTTGGAACCAGTAAAATGTCTGCACGCCCATTCTTGCGCCCGGCGCTTGACAGCAATGCCGAAACAGTCCTTGGCGTGTTGAAAGGAAAACTGGCAGAGATTATTCCAGCTTACGCGCTGACACTGTCCAAACGAAGGAAGAAATAATGGCATCCAATAATATCGCTCGGCTGGGTGTAGTCCTGGGGTTGGACACGGCAGAATTTACGGCGTCGATTGACAAGGCAATCAGTGAAAACCGCAAACTTGGCCAGGCTATCAAACGCGAAAGCAATGCCGCAGCCGGCGAAATTGTTTCGCTAAAAAATGCTACGGATGATTACGGCAAAACCTTAACCAAGGTTCAAATCATTGAGCGAGAAATCAGCACAGGAAAATTTAGGCTGGCGTCAGATGATCTCAAAATGCAACTGCTGGCCCAGGCCGCTGCCTATGACCGAATTGCTGCAAGTTCTCTGAAGGCCGCTGGTGGCCTCACAGCATGGCAAAAACAAGGTCTGATGTACCAGACCACTGACTTCTTCACGCAGGTTGCTTCTGGCCAAAGCATCATGATCGCCGCCATTCAGCAGGGTGGCCAGTTGAAGGATCAAATGGGTGGCCTGGGCAATATGTTCCGGGTACTGACGCCGTTGATTGTGTCTCCAATGGGCGCTTTGGTGGCATTTGCCGCAACCCTTGGTTTGGCGGCGACTGCAGCCGTCATGGGTCGAAAAGAGTTTGATGCGCTCAACAACTCATTGATCCTGACTGGCCAGTATTCTGGCGTCACGACAGACAGCTTTAAGGTGATGGCTGAAACCATCAGCAGCACCTCCCGCGCAAGCATTGGCGGTGCCAAAGATATTTTGAATGCCATGATTGGCTCTGGCCAATTCACCAATCAAACCTTTGATTCGGTGTCAAAGACTATTCAAAGATTTTCGGAATTGAGTAGCCTGACATCCAAAGAAGCTGCAGCAAAGCTTATTCCAACACTGGATGGTTCAGCAGCCAGCGCCAAAAAACTAAACGATCAATACAACTTTTTGACGTTGGCTCAATACAAACAAATTGAAACATTAGAGCGACAAAACAAAATGCAAGAGTCAATTATATTGACTTCTGATTTAATGCGCGCTAGTTTTGACAAGACAAAAACAGAACTGGGTTATTTAGATCAAGCATTAGACTTTACCAAAAAGAAATGGAGTGAATTCTGGGATGCAGCCATGAATTTTGGCAAACCAGATTCTGTTCCCGATCAAATTAGAACCATTCAAGAACGTATCAATGCAATGGTAGAGCGAGGTGCGCCAAAACCACGGCCACTTCTTGGTGATAAAGATGAAAATGTCAAAGCATATGCTGATGAATTAAATCGTCTGGAAGATCAAAAAGCTAAATTAATTGCAATTTTAGTTAAAGCCAATGCAGACGCCAAAAAAATAGAAGGTGAAAAGAAAAAAATAAATGTTTATGCTGGCGATGGCGGCTATCAACATGAATTAAGTCTTAGACAAAGATTTCAAGATGCTGTTGATGCTTTGGACTATGACGATAGAAAATCAAATGCTGATGAAGAAAATAAAATTCAAATTGAATCTTATGAGCGCGGTCGCGCTTTGTTGGTTCAATATCATAGAGATATAGAAGGAAAAGATAAAAATTATCTTGTTTTGCGACGAAAAATTTATATGGAGGAATTGGCTTTAGAAGTTCAGCAATATGAGAAAAAATTAGAAGATTTTAGGCAAAAAAGATTAAATCTAGAAATTGATGCTGCAGAAGCAGAACGCGATGCTCGCAAAAAAATTGCCGATCAAGAAGCAGAAGACAAATTAAAAAGGTTAATGGATGATGTTGAATATTATCAAAAATCTCACACATCTAATTTAGAATCCAAAGACAAGCTTGAAGCCCAAATTAAAATGGTTGGTTGGAGTGAACGCCAGGTTAAATTGGCAGAGTTGGAAGCAAAATATCAAGAAGATATTTTAAATAATCAAAAGCAATATGGAGACAACGCAGAAGCTTTGGCGGCTCTAAACGCAATGGCTGAAGCCAAAAAGAAAGACGGAATATTGAATATTCAGTTAACCGATCAATTAAAATATTTGCAATCGATAAACGATGCTGTCTGGAACAACATGACTTCCGCTATTGATGAAATGGTGCAAAATGGCACAACATCATTTAGCAAACTAACGGAAAGCATTCTGAAAGACTTGCTGAAAATTGAATTGAAGAAGCAAGCCCTGGCGCTGTGGGAAATGGCCAGCGGTGGAAAAGGCTTCATGGGGATGGTCGGCAAAATCTTTGGCTTTGCCGATGGCGGCGACCCGCCGGTTGGCGTGCCTTCGATGGTTGGTGAGCGTGGCCCGGAGTTGTTTGTTCCCAAGACGGCTGGCACAATCGTGCCAAATCACATGCTGGGCAGTAGCCAGCAAGCGCCAACAATCAATTACAATGGCCCGTACATTGCCAGCATGAGCGCAATTGATACGCAGTCGGGTCTTCAGTTCCTGGCCAAGAACAAGCAGTCCGTCTGGTCTGTGTATCAGTCGGCCAATCGTAGTATCCCAATGTCACGTTAAGGAATCACAATGGCAGTCCCAAATACATTCGCAAGCGCAACCAGTTCCATTCCTCTTGCCAACCTAGACGCAAACTTTGCGTACTATGACGCAGGATTTTCGCTGAGTGGCTCGGCAGTCACGTTTGCAGGCAGCATCACGCTGACCACAGGCACAGCCAACGGAGTTCCATACCTCAACGCCAGCAAGGTGCTGACCAGCGGGGCTGTGCTGACCTTTGATGGCACAACCCTATCAAGCACAAAATTTGCTGGCGCACTGAACGGCACTGTCGGGGCTACAACGCCTACGACGGGGGCTTTTACTACGCTGAGTGCTACGGGAACGGCTGCAACAAACACTACATTTTTATCTGCAACGGGTACTACCACCGGATTTAACCGCGAAAGAATTTTTAACACTGGCGGCGATTTAAGGTTTGGGATTGACAGTAGTGTGGGGGCTGAAGCGTTGGCGGGGTCGGCGGCGTATTCGTCGTTTATTGGGTCATTTACAAACACCCCGTTCTATCTTGTTTCAAATAGCGCAATAGTTGGCACAGTCTCCTCCACCGGCCTAGCAGTCACCGGGACGCTGAGTGCTACGGGGCGGTCAGGCGTAACTATGTCGGGGCAGACTTCCGCCATAAGTCTTGGTCAGGTAAGTACCGACCCAACGTATGGATTGCTATCATTTAATGGAGCGTTTGCAGCAACTACGTTAACTGGTATCTGGGGAGGTGCAGGTAGTCCAGATATGATAATCGGCGTCCCTACTGGCGGTAGCATATACAGCAGAGTAAACAATAGCACTGTCACTCTTCTCAACTCCACCGGCCTAGCAGTCACCGGGGCGATTAGTGCGACGGGAGGTGTATCCCCACAACTTATAGCAACAGAATCAGGCGGTCTACTATATGCCGCAGTTCAGCTACAGGCAACATCAGCCGGTGGTAAGGTTTGGACAATAGCCTCAAATGCGACGAGTTCGCCTTTAGGTACTGCTGGGGGATTGAGCTTTAGAGATAGCTCGGTTGGTACGACTTACATGAATCTCACCACCACCGGCCTAGCAGTCACCGGGACGCTGAGTGCAAGTGGGGCAACTACTATTTCAGCGCAACTTACAGCATCGACTGGTGATGGAACATATCCAATAATCAGCAAAGACACTAGAGCATTTAGTGCGGGTGTTACCGGCCCACAGTTAGGGTTTTTTGGGCTGGATTCAACATCAACAAATAATTCACTTGGGGCAATTCGTGCGCTTGCACAAACCAGCCAAAACGGAACACTAGAGGCAAGAGTTTTAGTAAGCGGTTCCATAGCCACCATCGGCACATTCTCCTCCACCGGACTAGCAGTCACCGGGGCGCTGAGTAGCACCCTTGGCGCAACCATCCAAGGCTTGACCGTGGGCCGTGGTGCTGGTGCTGTGGCATCTAATACTGCGGTGGGTGCTAGTGCTTTGGCGGCTAATACAACTGGCACAGATAACACAGCCTTGGGTGATAGTGCATTGTTGTTAAATTCAACAGGAACTCAAAACACCGCAATTGGTCGTGTTGCGTTGGCTAACACTACGGCAAGTTTTAACACTGGTTTAGGTTTTTATGCTCTCGCACTAAATACTTCTGGTGCATCTAATACTGCTGTTGGAGTATCAGCACTTCAATCCAACACCACAGCCTCTTACAACACCGCTGTAGGTTATCAGGCGGGGTATAGTAATACTACTGGTACTCTAAACACTTCTTTAGGTAATTTGGCTGGATATTCAAATTCAACAAGTAATGCGGTAACGGCTATTGGTAGTCTTGTTCTACAAAACAATACTGCGGCCTACAACACTGGAGTTGGTTATAACGCTCTTAACGCTAACACTACGGGTACAAGCAACGTGGCGGTTGGTAGTGCAGATGCCACAACTTCTGCGGCATTAAGAAGCAACACAACAGGCTCTTTCAACTCAGCATTAGGCGTGGGAGCACTTGGCTCCAACACCACAGCATCTAACAATACCGCAGTAGGTTATCAGGCGGGGTATAGTAATACTACAGGTGCAGGTAACGTAGCATTAGGGTATCTGGCGGGGTACAGCACTACAACTGGAACTGGACAAAATACCTCTGCTGGGTCGTATGCGTTTTACGCCAACACAACGGGGTATTACAACAGTGCTTTTGGCTCAGAAGCAATGTACTACAACACCACGGGAGTACAAAATACCGCTGTTGGCAAAGCAGCACTTGGCAACAACACCACCGCTTCAAACAACACCGCTGTAGGTTTCCAAGCTGGGTATACGAATACAACTGGTGATGTAACTGCTGTTGGTCGGTTGGCAATGTACTCCAACACAACGGGCGTTGGTTCTACGGCAATGGGTTTGTCGGCGCTGTACTCCAATAATACGGGGGCGAGTAATACAGCTTTTGGCTATAGCGCCCTCTACTCCAACACCACAGCCTCCAACAACACCGCTGTGGGTTATCAGGCGGGGTATAGTAATACAACAGGGCCACAAACTGTGTCATTGGGATACCAAGCCCTTTACTCAAACACAACGGGTGGTTACCACACTGCCATAGGTTATCAAGCACTTGCTAGTGTAACCACAGGTGGATTTAATGCCGCTTTAGGCCAAGGCGCTGGTTCTGCCATAACAACAGGCTCCAAGAATACCATCATCGGCGGCTTCTCAGGCAACCAAGGTGGCCTAGACATTCGCACAGCAAGCAACTACATCGTGCTGTCTGATGGGGATGGGAATCCACGGGGTGTGTTCGATGGCAGCGGTAACTTGCTGGTGGGGACTACAAGCACAAGCGGCGCAACTGGTTTTGCATTCATAAGCCCCGGATCAAGCTCTGTTCAGCGTCTGATAATTGGTCATGTAATTGGCAACACTACGGGCGACACATACCATGAATTTAACTACAACAGCAGTCAAATCGGCTCAATTACACAATCAGGCACAACAGGCGTTCTGTACAACGTAACCTCCGACTACCGCCTTAAAACAGTAGTTGGCCCCGTGGCTGATGCAGGCCAACGCATTGATGCCTTGCAGCCTGTTGAGTACACATGGAACGCTGGCGGCGAACGTACTCGCGGTTTCTTGGCGCATCAATTCCAAGAGGTCTACCCAAGCAGCGTATCAGGCGATAAAGACGCTGTGGACGCTGAAGGCAAGCCCGTGTACCAGTCCATGCAAGCAAGCACCTCTGAGGTCATTGCCGACCTTGTTGCTGAACTCCAATCCCTCCGCGCCCGTGTCGCACAACTTGAAAGCAAACCATGACAACCTTCACCACAACCATCACCGCTATGTACACCCTGCAACAGCCTGACCCAAACTATGTGGTCAACGCTTTGTGGCAAGTCACAGGTGTAGACGGCTCCAACACCGCCAGTATCGGCGGCAACACGCAGTTTGACTCCCAGCAGGGCGCTGTGTTCATTCCCTACGACCAACTGACTGAGGCAGTGGTCATCGGCTGGATTCCTGAGTCTGCCATCACCAGCGCACAGGCTTGCGTACAGGGCCAGATTGACTCAATGATTACCCCACCTGTCAGCCCCGCCAACACACCCCTGCCTTGGGCCGCATAACGGGACGCTGCCACCCGCCCTTGGCAGCACATTGAAAGGACACGAAATGGAAAACAAAAAGCCCCAGATCGTCACGATAGACGGTGTTGAGCATGACGCCAACACTTTTACGGAACAGCAAATCTTGCTGTTGAACCACACCATCGACTTGGATCGCAAGATTGGCTCGACCCAGTTTCAGCTTCAGCAACTCCAAGTCGGCAAGGACTCGTTCCTAAAGCTGCTCAAAGAGGCGCTGATAACCCCTGAAAAGGTAGAAGCCGAAGCCGTATGAAAACCGCCCCGTTCCCCGTTCTGTGGTTCTTGAAAGCCAGCAACTCGCTGGCAATCACCATGCCGTGGAAGACCGTCTACTGCCGACCCGGACAGGAGGACAACTACGCCCTCGCCGCTCACGAGGCGGTGCATGTGTCACAGATTGAGCGGGACGGGGCTTTTCGGTGGACGGTGAAGATTTTCTGGTACTTGCTGCGCTACGGCTACATCAACAGCCCCTATGAGGTAGAGGCTAGGGCTAAGTCGGGATACTGATATGGACTTATTTGAAGTCCTGTCCAAAGCATGGCCGATACTGCTGGCGTTGATCACTTTGATTATCGTTTTGGCAAAGTTAGACTTGCGTGTTGCAGTTTTGGAAGAGAAGATCAAGACTCTGTTTGAACTCTTCAACCGGAAAGAAAAATAATGAGCCTGCAAACCATCCTGTCAATTGCTGAAACCGTAGCCATCAACGACCACAAGTTTGCAGGGCAAATGCTTTCGCGCAACATGCGGATCAGCACATCAGAGATATTGACGGTTCAGCCATTTCAGTTCACGATAAAGCCAAATGACTATCTGCTGTACTCGCAGAACCGTGCCGTGCTGTCTGCGCTGCGCGTGGCTGACCGGGTGGCAGAGCAATACCTGAACTACGCCTCTACAGGCTGGGTCAACTACATCGCCTACCAAGGCGACATGAGCGCAGTGCAAGCTGCCGCAGTCACGGTGCAAGCTGCATCTTCTGGCAAGACCATTGTGCTGGGTACGCTCCCGTCAATCACCTCCACCCTATTTATCGTCAAGGCTGGCGACTTTATCCAGGTTGGTCGGTATGCGTACATTGCAACAGCCAACGTCACTCGCGGCGGCGGCTCGACGGTCAACGTGCCTGTGCATCGATCATTGATTGATGCGCCAACAATCGGGATGCTGGCTGTCATCGGGCAATACGGCACCACCGTGGCCCTGGGCGGCTCAACGTACACCGGCATAACCTTCCCGGTCATTGTGCGCGATTATCCAACCTACACGCTTGTGCCAATGACCAACGACAGCTTCATTGCTTGGTCAAATGCATTCAGCGCAATGGAGGTTGTTTTGTGAATCAGATCCCTGCAGTTCAAAATACCAACATAATTCGGTATGCGGATTTCTTTCGGCTCACAACGCCAACCGGGACATATCTATTCTCTACAGCGCCTTATGCAATCGTTGTGCCTTCTATTTCTGCCTCGCCATTCTCGGCTCTTGGGCAGTTAATAAAAGTCAACGCCGCGCAACGCGACATCAAAAGCACAGCTAACGAAACCACCGTCACCCTGGTGGGGATTGACACCTCAATGCTGGCTATTGTGCTGGCTGAGAAAATCAAAGGTTCGCAGATTGAACTGTGGCATGGATTCTTTAATGCCAACAATGAGTTAATTACCACCACCCCAGTCGCATGGACAAACAACGCATCCGCCGTTATTGGCTGGACAAACAGTTCGTCTGTGTTGACGGATTGGACAGTAGATGCTGGCATTTCAGGGTTGTACAAATACTTCAATGGCTATGTAAATTCGTTCTCAATCTCAGAAGAATGGATGGAAGAAGTTCGCGCGTTTACAGGTGTCATTACCATAAGCGCATCCAGCTTCCAGCTTATCCTTCAGAATCGCACAGCAGGACGGTACACCAACGATGCATCCTGGCAATCGTTCAATTCCGGTGATACGTCGATGAACCGGGTGAATTTCATCTCAACCATCAATTACACATTTGGCAAGACGGCAGCATGAGGCCCACAATTCGAGATGCCAACCCGTTTGACATCCCGGCAATTCTGGGGATGCTGCGGCAGTACCGCGCATTTGCACCGCTGGAATTTTTGCAGGAGGTGGATGACGAAATTTACATCACCCAGGTGCTGACTGAAATAATGGCGGGTCGCGGGATTGCTCTGGTCGCGGAGACAGATAAAATTGACGGGATGCTGTTGGCGGCTATTTCGCCAAGTGCCTGGAGTCCCAAGCATTTGGTAATGATGGAGATGGCCTTTTGGATCAACGTAGAGGCCCGTGGCGGCTCTGCAGCGCACAGGTTGATAGCAGCTTACGTCGAACATGGAAATGCGCTTAAATCGCAGAAACGCATCTCGGCTTTCTTCATCAGTAAGATGGTGAACAGCCCAGACTTGAAATATGACAAGTTTGGTTTTAAGAAATTAGAAGATTTTTGGGTGATCTAAGATGCCAAGTTCAATAATTCTGACGGCAATATTTGGCGATGTGGTCATGGCTGCTGCTGCGCTTGGCGCAACGGGAATGGCAGTTGCATCGTTTGCCATCAACATCGTGGCGTCCATGATTGTCAGCAAAGCATTCGCACCCAACGTGGACAATGCCGCGATCAATGCCGCTGGCGCAAATCCCGGCAATCGCCAACAAATGCCGCCTGCTGGCGAGAACAAACTGCCAGTGCTGTACGGCTCAGGCTACATCGGCGGCATGGTGACTGACCTAAGTATCACCACCAACAATCAAATTCTTTACTATGTGTTGTCGCTGGCAGAAGTCACCAACACTGAAACTGGCGGCACAGCAGACACATACACTTTCGGGGATGTTTATTTTGGCGGTAAAAAGTGCGTCTTTGATGGCGCGGATTTGACCAAAGTTGTCGGGCTGCTGGACGAATCTACCGGATTAACCGACACAACTGTATCGGGCAATTTGTTCTTTTATCTTTATCGGAATGGCTCATCTTCTGGGGTAAACACCGCGCAGACTGCAATTGCCGTTATGCAAGATATCGATTGCGTCTATCAGTGGGACAACAACAAGCTGATGAGCAACTGCGCGTTCGCCATTATGAAAATGGTGTACAACCAGAATGCCAACCTGACGGGCATTCAGCAGACCAAATTCCAACTCACCAACAGTCGCACCAAACCTGGGGATTGCTTTACTGATTACTTGACCTCTACTCGGTATGGCGCGGCTGTGCCGGTGGCTGGCATTGATGCTGCAACAATGACTGCGCTGAATGTTTACAGTGATGGCGCATTTGCCTACACAAACAGTTCAGGCCCACAAACGCAAGCCCGATTCAGATTTGATGGAACCCTGGACACCAACCAGACCATCATGAACAATCTGCAACTCATGGCAAGCTGCTGCGATTGCTTGGTCAAGTACAACGAAATATCTGGTCTGTGGGGTGTGATTGTCCAATCTCCAGCCTATACCGTTGCGATGGCACTGTCTGATTCCAACATCATTTCAGCATTCCAAATCACACCCACTGATATTGCGTCCAGCTACAACATCGCAGAGGTCAAGTTTCCAGATGGCACAGCGCAAGACGCATTTGCCACAGCCACATTTAACCTTGCGGTCATCAATCCATCGCTTATGTATTCCAATGAGCCAGTCAACAAACAGGTCATCAACCTGCCGCTGGTCAACAACAACGTGCGAGCGCAATACTTGGCCAACAGGTTTTTGAAATCTGGCCGAGAGGATTTAAACCTGCGCTGCTCCATAAATTATGTTGGATTGCAGTTGGAAGCTGGCGATGTAGTAACCGTTACCAACACAAACTATGGTTGGACTGCCAAACTGTTTCGCATCAATCAGGTGGTAGAGAATTTTGGCGACGATGGAACAATCAGCGCGACTTTGGCGTTGATGGAATTTAATCCTACAGTTTACGATGACATAAGCATCACACAGTTTGTAACTGCCCCAAACACAGGCATCAGTTCGCCTTTGGCTTTTGGCACTTTGTTTGCGCCAACCATCACCAATCAATTACCTTCTGCCGCTGTGCCATCTTTTGGAGTTATCGTAACCGCTGCAAGTTCTGGCATTACGCAATACGCAGAAGTCTATTATTCTGCCTACGCAACACCAACAGAATCCCAGCGTCTTTTTGCAGGCACGACAGCTATCAATCCAGGCGGCAATCCCTACACGCCCAGTTTGAGCATGGGGACTGTGACGCTGAATACGCTGCCAGGTGGGGATTGGTATTTCTTTGTTCGCATGGTGAATGGCCTTGGCAAAAGTCCATTCTCTTCAGCATCGGCAGTTCTAAAATGGCGTCCAACGACTTTCCAATATGTTGATAGATATTTGGCAGTCGCATACGCCGACAACATCACAGGCACATCAGGTTTTAGCTATTCGCCGCGCAACAAGGGTTTCTACGGATTGTTTAACAATACCGTAGCCAACGGAGGAACTGACCCGACGCTGTACACATGGTACACAGCCAGTTCCAATTTCAGCACAGACAATTATTTGCTGTACGGGAATCGATCCAATCGCAAGTTTAGTTTTGCTGTTGGCAACGCTGGCTACATCAACCTTGGCGGCGCATTTGTCCCAAGCAATACCGCTGTGTACGACTCTAGCGTTTGGGGCGCGGCAGTTGACCCCACAGGCGGCCTGCAGACTTTTATTGATCTGGACGCTCGCACCGGACAATCTATTCTTGTGGGATCAACAGGCAACAACGTGAATGATGGTTTTTTGTCGGTGACTAACAATACCGATGGAACAATGAAAGTCAATCTGCACGACTTTCTAAATTTTGGCTCTGGCATTTATACCAAAAATTTTGCAGCCGCCACTTTGACAATTGACATTTATGGGCGTGTGGTTGGGTTTACTCAAGAGGATGATTTCTTTTACACCGAAACGGTATTTATCGCAACAGCCGCGCAAACAACATTTTCGTTGACGCACATTGTTGGTTATATTTTGGTGTTTAGAAATGGGGTGCTTTTGAATTCTGCCGAGTACACCGAGACAAGTACCACGGTGGTCATGACTAATGCTTGCGCGGCTGGAGAAACAATTGTGACCATTTATATGCGAGCAGTAAGCACCAGCGCATATTATGAGCCGCTAAACATTACGATTGCATCCAACACCAGCAACTCCATCACCTACAGCAGCGCACCCTGGGCTGAAATTGCCGCTGGAGATTTGCTGACTTTTAGTAACACAGGAACACCGACTCAATACACGGTGTCCACAATCAACACAACTACCAAAGTCATCACCTTCACCGCAACCATTGCAGGTGCAACAGCAGGCAACACGGTTTATCGGTATCGGGCGGCAGGTTCTACCTATGCACCGTTCACCCGGTTTGACCAAGACGTTGCTGCCATCACCACATTTTCGCCAACCACCTATGCGCTGAACAATGGTTTTGAAATGATCTATGTAAACGGATCGCAGATCAACGAAATTGATTACAACTTGGTCGGAAATGTGTTGGATGGGTTTCCGTCGGCTGTGACGGGCAAACTGTCCATCGTCCAGTTCTGGCAAAACAACTTGGGTGTGCCAGCGAGCAACATTGCCAACACCACAGCATATTCAACTGCCGGGCAGACCACATACCCATTCGCCAGCAACCCGTTGTCAATGGAGTTGTATGCAAATGGTGCATTCCTTACCAAAGGGTCAGGTTATGATTACACGGCAAGTGCGACAAACTTTATTTTGACCACAGCATACAACAACAACTCGACATTATTTAATCAGCAAACATTTGCCCGGATTGGAGCCGCCTGATGACACAAGCATATAACCTTTCGCAGCTTGCGAACAACCTCAACAGCACCGGGCAGCTAGACGCCACAGATGGTTTGGTCAATGCTGTGCCAATTGCAAATGGCGGCACAGGCGCATCAAGCGCCTCCGGAGCCAGGACGAACCTTGATGTTGCACAAGCTGTTTACGCAGTGCCTGCAGGCGGCATTATTATGTGGTCAGGCAGTGTGGGTTCAATCCCAACGGGATGGTTCCTTTGCAACGGAGCCAACGGCACACCCAACCTGTTAGACCGATTTGTCATTGCCGCAGGCTCAACTTATGCGGTTGCCGCGACGGGCGGTTCTGCCAATGCGATTGTCGTGAGCCACACCCACACAGCGACTGTGACAGACCCTGGACACACTCATGTATTTAGTGCTGACCAACAAACAGCTTCGGGAACCTTATATGGCGGTGGCCCTGTCGGGTCTACATCAGCCGCCAGCACATCATCAGCAGTGACTGGAATATCCGTTGCCAACAGCACTACAGGCAGCAGCGGAACCAACGCCAATTTGCCACCATACTACGCACTTGCGTTTATTATGAAATCTTGATCTGGAGCCGATAATGACTGACGATGATTTTAGGCGATTGGAAAGCAAAGTTGACAAGCTGACGGACGCTGTTGGCAAGCTGATCCTGTTTGAGGAACGGCAGGCTAACCAGGGCGCAAAGATTGTTGCTTTTGAAACGCAACTCAGCGTCCATGAGTCTATGCTGCATCGTACTGACCGCAAAGTCGATCAGTGGGTTAACCGTGGCGTCGGCATATGGGCGGCGGCGGCGATAGTGTTTTCATTTGTTCAATTCTGGAGAAAATGAAAGCCAAACTTACCTTTTGCGTGACGCTGATGGTCAGTGTGACCTTGTGCATTGTTGTGATTGGCATGGTCGGCGTGCTGATGATTGGGCTGTTTGATGAAAAAGTGGACAACTCGGAAATATTCAAATTGATTAGCCCAGCGTTTCAGACCATTGTCGGCGGGTTTATTGGGTTGCTTGCTGGCGTCAAACTATCACATGATGAAGAAGAACCAAAATGATCACTTTAATTACTACATTGGTTAGTTTCTTGGCGGGGGGCTTGCCCAAGCTGTTGGGGTTTTTCCAAGACCGTGCCGATAAGAGCCACGAAATGGCAATGGCTCGACTCCAGACTGAGCGTGAACTAGAACTCCGCAAAGCTGGTTTTGAAGCCCAGCAAAGGGTGGAGGAGATCAGGGTTGAGGGCCAGATGATAGAGGCGGCATCAGCAGAACGCAGCGCCCTATACGCCCATGACATTGCTATTGGTCAAGGTGCATCGCAGTGGATGGTTAATCTCCGTGCGGGGGTCAGGCCAATCATCACATACGGGTTGTTCTTGCTGCTAGTGTTTGTTGACGTTGCTGGGTTTGTTTATGCGTGGCAGCACGGCGTTGACTTTCAAGTCATGTTGAATAATATTTGGGACGATGAGACTCAGATCATTTGGGCAAGCGTCATTAGCTTTTGGTTCGGAAGTCAGGCTTTCAGCAAAAAATGAAAGTCTCTGCTTGGTGCAAAGAGATGATCAAGCACCATGAAGGTGTTAGATACAAGCCGTACCGTTGCCCTGCAAAACTTTGGACTGTAGGAGTTGGTCATGTTTTATACCCAGATCAAGGTCGTTTACCACTGGATCAAAGAGATGCTTACCCGCTTCAAGCAAAAGATCAACGTACGTTTCCCGGAGCCGAAGTAAATGGACTCCTTAGTGCTGATCTCATCCGATTTGAAGCTGGCATCGCCAAACTTTTTCCTATGGTACTTACCCAAGGTCAAAACGATGCTTTGTGCAGCTTTGCTTTTAATCTCGGTTTGGGCGGCGTACAGCGAAGCACCCTCCGTCAGAAGGTTCTGCGGGGTGAGATTGAAGCGGCGGCAGATGAGTTCCTAAAGTTCACCAGGGGCGGTGGTAAGGTTCTGCCAGGATTAGTCAAACGCCGTCAAGACGAACGTGCGTTGTTTTTGTCCTAAGTAAGTTCATAGCATCTCTTAGGTCTTGACGTAGCTGCTCAAGCGCCTCTTGCTGCTGCTGAAGGCGGATGTAAGCGTCCGAGGCGAACCTGTCCAGCGTCTGACGCTCCCAGGCTGCGAAGTTAGGCAGATCGTTCAATCTGATTCCTTATCCACTGCGGCCCACCCAACTTCAACAGCTTGACGCGCTGTGCTTTGGTCAGACGCAATGAGTAGACAACCATAAGTTCGGCGTCAGCTTTCTCTTTTCTCCGCGCAATCTCTCTTTCAATGCGTTCCCATTCATCATTTTCAGTAACCATTGTTGCGCTCCTTCAGTTTGTCTTCTGCCCACACCGCCCCTTGTGTAAACGTATTCAAAGCTGTGCCTTTCTTGCTGTCAATATGCTCCCAATCCGCATCCGTCAGCCCTACCCATGTGCACTGTGATTTGTTTACCATGTCATATGCATCAAGCATACTGATCACAAGTATTGGTCGGCCCTCAGTGTCCTCGTAAAGGGTTTCGTAAATGCACTTGGCTGGCACAAACTTTAAAAACTCTTCATAGGTCATGATTCTTCTCCTTTAGTTTGGCGTCATCAAAATCAAACCACTCATATATTTCAGTAAGCACTTCATTAACGATTGACTGATTAATGTCCGATTCACTTGGCGCATTGTTGTGCTTGTATGCTCTTTTGTGCCCCAAAACTACTCCGTCGAGGATGCACTTTTCAAGTAGTTGTGTGAATTTTGGTGTCATGTGTTGCGCTCCTCAATTTTGTCCAAGGCAGTCTCAATGCTGGCTCGTACTCCAAGACCCATCTCGTATATTTCAGTAATCTCATCATCCGTCAGACCCGCCCATTTGCGCTGTGCTGCCTTCTTGCCATCTGCAAACCCGCGCTGGTACACAATCAGCAGCGTGTCGGCGTAAACCTGTGTGTCATCGTCATCGTCCACCTTGGCCTGCGCTGCTTGGCGCTTTGAGTTGAATCCTGTCATGTGTTCCCCCTTGCTCTGATTTTCCCAGCTAATACCTTTGCTGCCCACTGGCCGTCTGTCAGCATTTCACCAGCAACGGGTGTGGAGGCGTCTGCACATACCTTCGCGCAAGCCTCACGCTCGGCAGCGGCACAGGCTTTGCCCCACGCCAGCATCTGCTCGACGGTGTAGCCACGAATCTTTGTGTTGCTTGGCAGGTGGGTGTCGATCACCAACATTTCGGGTAAGGTCATGTCAAGTACCCCAATATAAAAGCAAACGCCGCCACTGACACAACGGTGATCAGCATCACAATGGCAAACTGAACCCATTCGTTTGCGTATAGGTCTTCGATCTCATCATCTTTCATAGCGGACTCTCCTCATGGTTTGCGGGGTTGAACGGCATCGGCGGGATAGGCCGGTTGGGTGGTAGTTCAGTTGGGAAGGGCCAGGTGTTCATGTTTGATGCCCCCTAGACGGTAATTTAGATGCCACAAGACTGCCGGATCGCGGTACTTGCTGAGTGCTATCACCGTCACCAGTTCGGTACGTCCCCCGTTGCCACAAATCGTTTTTAGGGCCGCTGACTTCACCCGGCAACTTGACACGCTTGACGTATGAGCCAAGAGTTTCCTTTGTTTTTTTGTTCAACTCAAGCGCGGCGTGGCGCACTATGTGGGTAGGCGCACTATTTTTTATGATGTTTTTCATCTGAATCTCCAGAACCAAACGATCAATGTGGCCACATACACCACGGCCAGGACAAGCCGAAATGGTGATATGGATTTCATTTTTTCAGTCCTTGTTTGATGTAAAGCAGGGCTTGGCCAGACATTGTTCGGGTGTTGGCTTCGGCCTGCCGCTTAAGTTCTTCCATGACCGACAGGGGCAACCTGATGGTCATGAAATGCTCTTTAATTTCCTTATTCTTCGGCTGGGGTTTCATTGTCATTTCCAAGCAGCACTTTGCTGTCTTCGATCTTGGTGCCTGCAGTCAGCAAGCGCACAAGATCGTCCTGGCTGGCCGCGCTGGACTCCAGGCTGGAGCGAGCCACAAAGCGGCAAGCATCAGACCGACTGACGGCGCGGATGAGGCGTTGTTCGCTGGTACTTTTGTTGATGACCAGATAAATTCGATTTGCCATTTTTTTTCCTATTGAGATTGAAAGTTGTCGTAATAGGCACTGATTTGTTGTTTGGCATCTTCAGCACCTTTTCCCACTATAACAGAATAATTCACACGTTTTAAGTACTCAATGATTTCTTTTTGGTCAGGGCTTAAAACTCCTCCTTTTTGCCGTTTCATCTCGACCCACAAACGCCACGCTGGGATGAACAAATCAGGGATGCCCTTGACTGTCCCCTCGACTTTGAGCGCGGCGGCTGTGGCCATGCTCCTGGCCCCTCCGTTGGGGATTGAATGGATCAGCACCCCAGGATGCCGGCGGCGGAACCATTGCACGACCAAAGCTTGTTCGTAATGCTCGGAAGGAATTTTGTCGGCGCTCAAAATGGCAGATCCTGTTCCCACTTTGGGCATTGATCGACAGCCGCCGCAAAGTCTTCGGGTGGTGTCAAAAAGAATTCCGTGCAAGTTCCATCGTTGCCGTAGAACTGGCAAGTGTGGCAACACTGCGGTGGGCCTTTGATGTAGGCGTCCACAATGTCTTCGTAAATTTGCACAACCTGCGGTTTGGCATGTCTCATTTCCAACTCCTTTGCAACACACGGTAAAATTTGCCGTCTTTTTTGAACTCAATCAAAGCTGGTGGCTGGGCATTGTTCATGGCCTGGGTAATATTTTCCAACCCCACAATATTTACCAGCGAGGCTCCACCATTCTTGGACATCGTCAAGAGCAATCGCATGGCTTTTTCTGCGGCATACCCGTCGTGCAAGACCGTCAGGTACTCAGTGATTGGCATGTCACTCAACGCCCCGTAATAGGTCACGGCCAGCATTTCCTTGCCACTGGCGCGGCTTTCGTGGACTCTCCATTCCCAACTGCTCACTATAAGATCGGTGCCTTCCAGGCCCATGATGTCATCGTGTCTTAGCGCCAGCACAGGCGGATCTTTGACGGGGAAAGCAGTGCCACAGGCGGGGCATACGGCCACTGAAATGGCACACAATTCGCCGCAGTTATCACAGACTTTGACTGGTGCTTCCCCAGTACCTTCGCCGGCTTTCTTGGGCGTCTGCACGTTGGTGATCGGCCCATGCGTCTGCACCACGCCAGCAAAGTCCAGCACCAAACAATGATCGGTGTGGGACTTGGGTCGCAACCCCCTGCCGGCCATTTGGACGTACAAGCCAGGACTCATGGTAGGCCGCAACATGGCAATTAGGTCGATGTCTGGATAGTCAAATCCCGTTGTCAATACGTTGGCATTTGTCAGCGCCCTTAATTTCCCATTTTTGAAATCCTCCAACATTTGCTGGCGCTCTTTATGCGGCGTGTCGCCAGTCACGCAATCAGCGGCTATGCCGTTGTCTCGCAATACTTGGGCAATATGGTGAGCATGATTAACACCAGTGCAGAAAAATAACCATGCTTTTCTTTCTCCAGCAAGGTTTATAACTTCGCGCACCACCGATTCATTCTGCTCATTGGTATCGACTGCAGCCTGCAATTCCGCCTCAATGTACTCGCCACCACGCTTTTTGACTTGTGATATATCCAGCTTAGATTTGGTTACCTTTGAACGCAGCGTTGATAAAAATCCTTTGTAAATTAATTGCTCAATACTGACTGATTCAATCAACTCATCAAAGATGGCCGGCTTATCAGTGATCAGGCCATGCCCCAGGCGGTAAGGCGTGGCGGTCAGACCAATCACCCTCAAGGATGGATTGATTTTGCTCAGTTCGGTCAGCAAGTCGCGATAACCACCTTCATCTTTGTGGCTCACCAGATGAGCCTCATCAATGATGATCAGATCGACATGGCCAATTTGATCGGCTTTCTTGCTGATCGATTGAATGCCAGCAAAAGTAATCGGCTCCCCCAGGTCGCGGCGCTTCAGGCTGGCGCTGTAGATCCCCATTGGCGCTCCTGGCCAGTGCTGGCGCATTTTGTCGGCGTTTTGCACAATCAGTTCTTTGACATGGGTCAGCATCAGAATGCGTGTTTCAGGCCAAGACTGCAGCGCATCTTTGCACAGTGCGGCAATGATGTGAGACTTGCCTGACCCGGTGGGTAACACCAGGCAAGGGTTGCCCTTGTTGCCTGCCTCAAACCATTGGTAAAGCTGGTCGATGGTGGTTTGCTGGTAATCTCTCAGCATACCCTGCCATCCCATTCCTTCCGCAAATCCATCAAAAACGGGTCGGCGTCTACGCAAGCCGCGGTGTTGGCCAGCAATTCTTTGGAACCAAATACATCTGCCGCCGGCAAACCATTCAGGACTTCTTTTTTGCCAATGCGGTACTTGGCAACCCAATCCCGAGGACTATCAACAATCTGCCACGGCACCAGATCAGGGTGCAAGATATGTGACTCGCAGCCAATATGCTGGGCATCGCCAGGAATGATGTCATCCCAACGCACACAATGCCAAGTGCTATCCGACAGCGGCGTGGCGTTTGCACAAGTGCGACAAGTTACTTGCTTGGTGGTCTTGCTGCCAAAACAAAAATCGTGGCCTGGACAGTACTTGCATTCGAACCAAGTCGGGTCAGTACTCATAGGCTCGGGCATACGATCCGACAACGCTATTCGGTGGCCACGATCCACAAATTTCTGAGCCACTTCCTTGTCCAGTTTGACGCGCTCGGTGTAGATTCGGTCATCATCTTTGCAGATTGCCAAATACAACGCCCGATCAATTTTGGCACCCAGCATGTAAACCTGCATCTGAATGAAGTGCATAAATTTAGACTTTTCCACGCCGTCCTTGACCACGCCATCAAATGACTTTTTGGCGTGAGTTTTGAATTCGGCAATGTGCTTGGTTTTCCTGGCACCCGGCACACCAGAGTGAATAATGCCGTCCAGGCTGCCGCTCACATGGCTACCAAAGTCCACCCGACTTTGCGACCCGGTGGTGGCTCGGATATCGATGCCAATGTCGCGCAGGTCAGACACAATGGTGGCCTCTTCGTTTTGGCCACGGCGGAACAAACGCAGGATACGACCCTGGAATTTTTCCACGACGGCCCACCGAAATGACAGCCACAGCCAGCGATCACAGGGGTGGCCAAGGGTAGAGCAGCCCAAGTGTTGCCGGGGGCGCTCCTGGCGCTTCTCATGGGCCTCATCGATCAAAGATTCAATGGTTACGACTGGCTCTGTGGGTTCAGGTATTTGCATTTTCTTGTCTTCTGAAAAATTGGGGTACTTGCCTGCGCTTTCCCCCTGGTTGATTACTCTTTGACAAAAACACCGTTGGTTAGTAAGGTGCCTTTGCGGTCTTGAATCTGACGGAATGCCGAGTACATGCACACAATTAGATTGATGTCTTGCAGGGCGCAATAATTGATCAAGCAAACCATGACATCGCCAACGCCATCTTTAATTCCTTCCAAATCATTTTTGATGGTAGCGTCGGCCAGTTCTCCCATCTCGCTCATTGCTTTCAAAAGCTGAATTGCAGGGGTTGAGTTAGGAATGATCTTCCTGGCCTCTGCCCACTGGAGAATCTTCATCTCAATTTCGGCGTAGCTGCTCATTTCCGCGCCCAGGGTGGTGCAGCCTTGGGAGGTGCAGTGTTGGTAGCTGCTGGCGCTGTTTGTGACATGGCCGAGGGCATGGCCGCGCCGTTCAGTGACTTAAAGCCCTTTACGTCGTTGCCATCACCATACTGCTCATCCTTGCGGATGGTCAGTTTGATTTCCAGCCGGCCACCAATCAACTGATCAGTGTCGGTCACTTGGTTCAGACCGATGGCACGCATAATTTCGCCAAGCTGCTGCCTGCCAATTTCCTCCGCCTTGGGGTTGGGGTTTTTAATGTTCAAGTTGCCAAACACTGCCCGACCCTGGTGAGTTGGCCCGGTGATGTTGTAACGCACGCCGATATAGCTGCCCGTGCCGGCAGAAGTTTTTTTGACCTCTGCGGTGGCAATGACGGCTGAGTACCAGCCGGCGGGAAGTGGATCGTAGCTGTTGCCCTTGGGCAATGTGTCTACGCTGAAAGTTTGGTCGAGAAAAGCCATTTTTATTCCTTGATAATGGTGAATGATGGGCGTCCAGGGGTGGACGTAATAGCCAACGTGAGAGGCGCAATAAGGGCTTGGTCAGCCGCTTTCCACGCCGTCATGTTGATTTCTGGTTTCCAGCGAAACAAACTGGACAGGTGATCTTGCAGGCCAGCTTCCACGGCCACGGTTTGCAGTTTGTCCGAGTCAACTTTGCGATTTAACCGACCTTCAATTTTGACCTTGTAACCTTCAACCTGGTGGTTCAAAGTGCCGTCCAAGTCTTTTGGTATGGCCAGACTTTTGACAATCTGGTCTTCCAAATCTCGGCGCTCGGCCACTGCAGCGGTTTCCAACTTCTTGGCGTCCATCCATTTTTGATAGAGGCTCATACCACGCCGCCAATCTTCGCAATGATGGCCGTCATGTCCGGGGCTTCCCAGGCACCCAGCTTGCCGCTGCGGTCTTTGGCAGACCACAGGCCATCGCTGTCGCACATAAGCGCACGTTGCGTCACGCCATCGCCGTCTTTCTCAATTCGCAGTGCAAGCACCTCATCGAAAAAATACGGCAGCGCCTGGCCCGTCTTGGCACCCGGCATCGATGGGGCATAGAGCATCCGTCCCATTTCGTCGGTAGACTTTTCCAGCTTTGCAGTCATCAAAACGTGCCGTCCAGGGATATCTCTGAAGGCGCGGATGATGTCACTCATCTGTTCCTGCATCGCCCCATACGCTTGCCGCGGGTCTTTGGTCAATTTCTTTTCAGTGTTCAAACAGACCTCCGCAATTTCAGAAATTGAATCCAGCCCAACCGATTGGAAAGCTTGCGCCTCTGCCGATTGCGTCAGCCATTCGTAAGCTTCTTTAAGTTCATCCATTGAAGTAATCTCAATAAACTGCAAATCGGCGTCTTGAACAGACAACAGACCACCTTCTGCGGACAACACAATAGGTGTTGGCAACGTCTTCATCAGGGTGGTCTTGCCAGCCC